TACAAGATGGTGTAAATGATTCTTATAATGATTATTATAAAGTGAGATATGTATATACTAAAGATACAGGATTAAGTCAGAAAGGTGAAACTAGAGATTTTTGTAGACTTATGATGTCTGCTCAGAAAGTATATCGTAAAGAAGATTTATTACAATTAACTAATAAACCTGTTAATGCAGGTTGGGGGCCGAGAGGAGCAGCAACTTACTCAATTTGGCTCTACAAAGGCGGTGGTAATTGTCACCATTACTTCAAAAGAATCGTGTACAAAACATCACTAAGAAATGCTAAGTCTAAAATTAATGATAGTCAAATTATATCAGATGTTAAAGCACTTAGTGAAGGATTCACATTAAGACGTAACAGTCCTTTAGTATCAAGAGCGCCTAAGACAATGAAGAATAACGGATTTTTAAACCCAAGATAATTATGTCATACGTATTATTTATATCAGAAGAAAAATTAAAAGAATCTACAGCAATTAATCTTAACGTAGACATTGACTTGTTATTGCCTTATGTAAGACAGGCACAAAAGTTATATGTAGAAACTAAGTTAGGTACTGACCTTACACAAAAACTAAAAGACTTAATTACAGCAGGTACAATAGGTAATGTAGGTAATGAAGCCTATAAAACTTTGTTAGACGATTATATTGGAGATATGCTTCCTAATTGGGCATTTTTTCACGCTGTGCCTTTCTTACGCTTTAAAATAGAAAATGGTAATATATACTCTAAGACTAGCGAAACAGGTACAGCATTATCAGAAACTGAAGCACAACACTTAAGAGAAGAAGTTAGGAATACAGCAGAATATTATACGGAACGACTAATTGATTATATTAGAAACAATACATCTTTGTTCCCTGAATACAATACGAATTCGGGTAGCGATGTCACGCCTGATTCTAATGCGTATTACAATGGAATGAACCTAGAAAGACCAATGCAAAAAGGTACAAAGTTAACATTAAGAGATTTTCTAAATGCAGGTGACTACTAATGAAGAGATTTTATAAAACAAAAATAAAGAATATAACTAAGTTGAAATCCTACTTGGATAGAAAACTAAACATTAAAAATGATGAACGAATTAAGAGACACACTACAAGTAGGAGCAGCAAATAGTACAGCAATAGCATTTAGTATAACTGAATGCAACGAAATATTAACGCTTGTATCGTTAGTATTAGCAATATCTTTTACAATATATAAGTTCATTAAATTTAAAAACGATGCCTAAAAAAAGAAAACTCAACTCAACTAACCCTAAGTACATAAAACAAGAAGAAAGTGCTAAAGTGCATAGAGAATTTGTACACGAAGTTAAAGGGGTTAAAATATACAAACTTAAATTCTTATAATTTGGAATTAACATTCTTTAAAATGTCAGAATTTGATAGTCCTGATGAGATAGGTAGTGGCTACAAAATGGATAGAAAATTGCTGATTAAATTAGATACAGCGAGAGGTATAGCAGGTATACCATTTAAAATTACAAGCGGTTATAGAACAAAAGCGAGGAATAAACTTGTAGGTGGGCGAGTAGGCTCAAGCCATCTGTCTGGAAAAGCAGTTGATATCGCTTACAAAGGAAGCAGAGAAAGGTACTTAATAGTACAATCACTAATGCACGTAGGCATTAATCGTATAGGCATATCTAAAAAAGGGAGTTTTATACATTGTGATGTGGATAACTTAAAAGACCCTGATGTTATATGGTTATACTAAATAAATAAATTTGAATATTAATTAAAACTAAATACAATGAAAAATTACATTATTTCACAATTACTTACATCTAAAAAAGTATGGTTAGGTATATCTTCAATAGTTATACCTTTAATTGCTACAACTTTAGGTGTAGATGAAACAGCAGTATCACAAATATGGTGGAGTCTAATAGCAATGTTAGGTGGACAATCATTAGCAGACTTTGGAAAATCAAGCAAGTAATAGATTCAGATTAAAGCCACACGAAATTGCGGCTATTAAAAAGATGCGAGAAACTGACGCTAGGACACATCATTTCACGAGATAGATATAGAAGCAGAATACACAGGTAAGCAAGAACTAGAATATGCTATTAAAAAGATAGCAAGATGGTATAAGGCTTTTCCTAAAGCGTCTGTTATTGTTGGTAATCACGATAGAATGATAATGCGAAAAGCACAAACATCATTAATTCCTAGTAAGTGGATTAAATCTTACAAAGAAGTCTTAGAAGTTCCTAATTGGGAATTTGTAGATAGATTAGTTGTAGATGGTGTACAGTATATACACGGAGAAGCAGGAACGAGCAGAACTAAGTGTCGTGCTGATATGATGAATACTGTACAGGGTCACTTACATACACAATGTTATATAGAACACTACGTAGGACAAAACTTTAGAGTATTTGGTATGCAGGTAGGTTGCGGTATAGACCACGATACTTACGCTATGGCTTACGCTAAGCGTGGTAAGAAGCCTTCTATTGCCTGCGGAGTAGTTTTAAGTGGTACTACGCCTATAAACCTTTTAATGCCTTTATAATGAAGATAAAAGACTCTACGAAACTAACTATATTCTATTTCTTACTTATAGTAATAGTTTTACTCTTAGCCACATAATATACATATTAACATCTTAATTGTTAATAACTTTGTAAATAATTGTGTTAATATAACTGTTAATACAAATTATTCTTGTATGTTTGCATCATATTAATCAAGAAATAATAAAATGACACAATTTAAAGTAATTAATAGAGAAA